CGCCCACCTCGTCGGTCACGACGGACGGGCGCTTGTAGATGGCTCTGACAGAAACGGCCGAGGCTTCGTCCGAAGAGCGAAGCTCGACCGTTTCACCGAGCGCCCCCGTCACGGCCGAGTGGAGGGCCGGAAGGTGGCGCAGCCAGCTCATGGATCAGGGGGCGACGTAGTCGTCGGTGGACTTGTACATGCCCAGACGGCTCAGCGCGCCCGCGCCGATGATGTGGCGGATCTTGAGGTCCACCTTGTCGATGTCGAAGCTCTCCTGGCGCGTGAGCGTCGGCTGCTCGTACCCCTTGAGGTAGGAGTACTCCACGGTGTCGATGGCGTTCGGGTCGGCGAACATGTACCAGCCCGTGAGGCGCGGCTCGACCACCAGGCTCAGGCGGCTGCGCAGGCTGGGAGCCACGATGTTCCCGCGCGCGGTCGTCGCCATCTCGGGCAGGACGTTCAGCAGGAGGTCAGCGTCGTTCTCGCGGTCGGCTCCGACCGCGAGGAAGGCCACCGGGATGTTCAGCTTCTGGCCGTTCGTCGCGGTGCGCGAGCGGAAGTACTGGCGACCGTCGGCGAGGCCGGCGGCGTCCAGCAAGTCGTCCGTGAGGTTCCCCGCGGCGGAGCGGAAGATCGCGTTCCCGTCGGCCAGGTTGCCGTTCGCGGTGACCTTGCCCCAGACGGTGTCGTTCTCGAGGCGGGCGCACGCGGCACCCATCATGGACGGCAGGCGACTGAGGGCGTCGAGATCCTGGTTCAGGAACATCTCGAGGGTGTAGCCGATGCGCTTGCCGTACTTCGCGATCGAGTACGTCTCCTTGCCCGCCGAGATGGTGGCCTCGGTGTAGGCGTCACCTTCGGCGATGGCCGCCAGCGCGGGGAAGTCGCTCAGGCCCACGCGCTCGATGTTCTTGAAGTTGAGCGCGCCCTCCGCCTGGCGGAAGACCCCCACGAAGGTGCGCACCTCGGCCTCGTAGCCGCGCAGCAGGCTGCGACCCGCGACGGCCGCGATGATGTTCGGGACGTCCGCCGTCTCCATGGCCGCGCGCGCGAACTGCGCGGGGGTCATGTGGCGGCAGGAGCGGCCGCCAGCCTCGAGCAGGTCCTCGATGGCGCGGTGCATGCCGCGCGCACCGACGCGCAGCGCTTCGGGGTCGGTCGGCTTCGCGTTGCCAGCCGCCCAGGCGATGCCATCCACGATTGCGGCGCGGTGCTGTTCGTCGCGGCGCTTGTCGCCGGGCTCGACGACGGTCCCCGGGATGGCGGGGTTGCGCTCGCCCAGCTTGCGCAGGACGGTCGCGCGGGCCTCCGACACGGTGGCGCCGGACGCGATGAGCTCGCTGGCGAGGTCCAGCGACTGACCACCCTGGCGCACGGCCTCGGTGATGTCGCTGACGCGCTGGCGCTCCTGCGTGATGGCGGCCGCACGCTCGGCGTCGACGTTCACCGTCGGGGCGGGCGCCGGCGAGGGCGGGGTGGCTCGGGCCGTCTCGGGGGTGTTGTCTTCGTCCATGTTTTCCTCGTGCGCCAGCGGCGCGTGGTCGTCGGGGGCCTCGCGGACCTGGGCGCCCGCATCGGCTGGAATGGAGACCAGACTCAGCTCATGTGGGGTCCAGCGCGTCACCTCGCGCACGGGGATGCCGTCCACGTCCTCCTTCGTGTCGCGCACCTTGTCCTGCGAGTAGCCCACCGAGACGTTGCGGATGATCCCGTCCTTCACGTCCTGCCAGATGGGCTCGACCTCGGCGCGCTTGCTGAAGCGCACGGTGGCGTGGCCCTGGCCGCCCTCAATCCACGCACGCTCCACGACACCGATCTGCCCATCGAGGGAGTACTGGTTGTGCTGGGCCAGCAGCGCCGCGCCCGCCTGCAGGCGGGAGAGGTCCACCGCGCCCTTGTCGACGCGCAGCCGCTCCAGGTAGTAGCTACCGGTGGACCAGTCGAAGCGCCTCACGGACGCGCCCGTGGTCCACGTCAGATCCACTGTCCGGGTCTCGTCGTTGACGCTGTCCGGAGCGAACGCGGCGCGCACCTCGAGGGGCGTGGCCTCGCGGCTACTCTGCGGCGGCGGCGGCGGGCTCTTCTTCGTCGGTCGCTGTGGGTGCTTCATTGGGGGCTCCTGTGGCCTGCTGCTGGCCGCTCTGCGTCGTGCGACGCGGGTCGATGTCGAGGATCAGGCCGTGCTTGTCGAAGCGCTCGGCGTCGTCTGCGATCTCCTGGATCACGCTGTCGGGGTCGTTGCCGAGCTCGCGGATCACCTCGGACCACGACGCCAGGCCGGCGCGGAGGCGCATCACCGCCGTCTTCACGTCCTCCTGCGGGTTGAGCATCTCGCGGCGGGGCGGCGTCCACTCGGGGAGCGTGTTGATGCGCAGACCCATCACGCCGCCCACCTGCGCCCACCAGGACCACACGGGGCCGAGCAGCTGCGCGTGGATCACATGACGCCGCCACGCCTTGAGGCAGCGGTCGAACTCCAGCCACCCGATGCGGGCGCTGGCGAAGGAGGTCTTGCTCAGGTCTCCAGAGAGCGTCTCGTAGGGCACGCCGTAGCCCGAGGCGATGGCCCGCAGGTTGGTGGCCACGTACTCCGAGTAGTCCGACACCGGCGGCGGCGCAGCGAACTTCACGTCCTTGCCGCTGGGAAGGGTCTCGATGATGCCCGGCTCCACCCGCTCCGACATCGGGCGCGACGTATCGCCACCCGCGCCCGGGCCCTGGCCCTCGTCGGTCGAGTCGACAATGAACGCCGCGAAGCACGCTGCGACCCGCTGGCGCTCGAGCTGCGCGTCCTCGTAGTCGTCGAGGGCGTTGAGGCGCGTCATCACCGGCGCGCCCCACGGCACGCCACGGGTCTGGCCTGGGCGGTCCACACGGAAGACGTGGGCCACGTCGGCGGCCAGCCAGCGACGGGACTCGACCTTGCTCCCGAAGAACGAGGAGCCGGGGTGCTCGGTGTAGAAGTGGTATGCGACGGGCCTTCCCGCGGCGTCGTACTCGATGCCGCGCGAGACGCGGTTGGAGCCGGCGCCCTGCGTCACGTTGACCGCCAAGTACTCCGCCTCGAGCACCTGCAGCTGGAGCGGGACGCGGCCCGCTCGCGCGTCCTCGATCACGCGCTTCAGCACGAAGACTTCGCCCGACTCGACGACGCCGCGCATCACCAGAGCCTGGATCCCGTAGAGATCATGGCGGCCGGCGAGGTCGCAGTCGGTCGACTCGGCCCAGCGGCGCCAGGCTTCCTGGGTGGTCTTCGGCGCGCCGGGGAGGCGGGCCTGGATACCCGTGCCCACCGCGTTGCTGACGATGGCGCCCACGGCCTTGGCTGCGTAGGGGTTGTTACGGCTCAGGTCTCGGCTTCGAAGCCGCAGGACCTCGAGCATGGACTCCATCACCTCGCCGGAGTCAGCAGCTGCAGCCCAGCCGGCGAGCCGGCGGCCACCGCTCGCGGCATCGTAGATGCGCTCCTTCTCGGCATAGGAGGTGCGGCGGCGCTGGGACTCGCGCGCGAGCTTGCCGCGCGTGTACTCCAGGCGCTCGAGGTCCAGCTGTGCACGCGCGCGAGACGCGGCGTAGCCGGGCGCAATCTTGGCCAGCCAGCTCAACAGTCCTCCTCGCTGTCCGCGATGGAGTCTCGGTAGCCCCGGTGGAACTGGGCGAACTTGCGGTTGTTGCGGGGGGCGCCGTCGTTCACCGCTGCCAGCTCGCGCTCGAGGATGGACTTGGCCCGGGTCATCTCCGTGAGCGACCGATAGGTCACCTTCCGCCCCTCGTACTCGACGGAAGAAGCCCCGGAGGTCATCGCCGTCTGGAGGGCGGCGAGCTCCGCAAGGATCACAGACTCGGCTCGGGCTGGCGCAGGCACGGGCCCAGACTCGGGCGCGCGCGCGCGCGCGTGTCACCTATCGCTTGTCCCAGATGCTCTTTCGACGCCCCGGGCCCCAGATGCTGGGCTTCGGTGGCGGCGGCGGCGGCGGTGCCGGCGGGGGTGTTACGGGTGCGGGTGGGGCGGGCTCCATGGCCTCCACCTCCACGTCGATGTCCAGGTCGTCGATGCCCAGCCGCCCCTCCACGGCCGCCCAGTCGCGCTCGTCCCAGCGGTCCACGCCGACGATGATGGCGGCCGCGCGAGCGTACACGGCGCAGTCGAGGGCCTCGTTGCGCTCGCGGCGCTTCTCCCAGACGTAGTGGCGGTGGCCGGTCTTCGTGAGCTTCTGCACCATCTCCTCGGCCGTGAGCTGCTTGAACCACTCCTCGTCGTACCCGGGGTAGTGGAACCAGCCGTGGGGAGCGGGCTCGCCCGGGCCTGGCGGGTCCTGGCGCAGCCAGCCGTAGAGCTCGGACTTGAGGACGTCCACGCCCACCGTCCAGAGCTTGAGCCCGCGCCGGATCCTGCGGCCGCCCTCGGTCACGTCCACCTGGGTGGGCACGCCCACCGGCGACATCTGCGTGGCCGAGCCCTTCACGGCCGACACGCGCCGCCGGTCCTGCTTCCGGACCCACGCGTAGACCGTCTGGGTGAAGGCGCTCGAGTCGATGGCCAGGCGCTCGATGCGCAGGTGTGGCCCGGACTCGTGCGGAAACGTCCTGGAGAGCAGCGCGGAGAGCTCACGCCAGGGCGACCGAACGCTGTCGATGTCGGCCGTGTCGCCCTCGATCACGAGGTAATCGACCGACCACGACTCGTGCCGGCGGCCCCAGGCGCGCAGCTCCACCTCGATGCGGTCCTTCTGCACGTCGGCGCCCGCGGTGAGCAGGATGCCCCCGCGCGGGATGGTGCCCCGGGCGTAGTCCTCACGGCGGCCGTAGAGGCGGCGCCACGGCGGAGCCTCGCCCGTCTCGCGGTAGCTCTCTCCGAGCACCGTGTTCGTGAACTGCTTGAGGAGCGCGACGGACCCCTTGGCCTTGCGGAAGTCGTTTCGGGCGTCGGTCCACGAGTACCATCCGTACGGGCTGTAGAGCGCGCTGAGGTGGAAGCCCACGAGCTTGGCACTCGCCTTCTCGGGGCAGGTGGCGCGCCACTCGCCGCGCGTCAGCAAGTCGGTCTTGGCGTGCTCCTCGATGCGGCACCCCTTCACGCACTCCATCCACGCGGGCACGCTGTCGTCCTGCTCGTCCCAGCGGATGCGCCCCCACTCGATGATCTGGGACGTCCCGCAGTGCGGGCACGGCACGTAGTAGTAGCGCTGGTCGGTCTCCGAGAACCCCTGCTCGATGCGGGACGCATCCTTGACCGTCGGCGTGCTGGGGTAGAAGCGCTTGGCGCGATGGAACGTGCGCGTGCGCGCCTTCGCCAGCTCGATCGGGTCGCCCTCGCCGTCCAGGTCGGGCGGGTAGGCGTCCACCTCGTCCATGAAGAGGAACTTCACGGAGGCGCTGCGCAGCGACGTGGCGCTGTTGGCGCCCGCCAGCATGAGCGCGCCGCCCGGGAAGTCCTTCGCGAACATGCTGTTGCCGCCGTCCTTCGACCTGGGCGGCGGGAGCTTCGCGGCCACGGTGGGCGACGCCTTGATCGCCGGGTCCAGCTTCTGGCGCATGAGGCGCTTGCACATGTCCAGCGTGGGCTGGACGATCATCGCGGGGCCGGGCGCGGAGTCGATGACCCACATGATCCAGTTGAGGCCCACCTCGGTGGCGCCGATCTGCGCGCCCTTGCAGAACCAGATGTCGGTGTAGGTGGTGTCCGAGCTCAGCGCGCGCATGATCTCGCGCAGGTAGGGCGTGCGCTCGGTGCGCCACTGCCCCGGCTCGCCGGAGCCCTTGGAGGTGAGGATGCGGTATTTGTCCGACCAGGCGGAGACGGTGGTCAGGGGGCGCGGGCGCAATTCTCGCGCGGCGTCCGCGTCAATGTCGGCAAAAGGCAGGGCGAACTCAAGCGCTCCCATCTTGCCTCTCGATCCGCCGCTTGAAGTGGTCGGCAACCTCTCGCAGCACGTCGGCCATCATGCCGCTCAGTTCGTTATGGATGGAAGGTGTGTCCCCGTGGTGGCGCGACAGTTCAGCCGCCGCGCGGTCTGGAAGGGATTCCAAGGCCGAACGCAGGACGATGAAAGCGCTGGACCATGCCTCGCGCACGACGACGCGCTCATAGAGTTCGCCGGCGGCCTTGCGCGCCTCGATCTCGCGCTGCTTTGCCATCCACTCGCGTTCCAGCATGACAGCGACATTGCGGCGGTGCGTGACTTCATCCTTACCGATGCCTTCCGTCGCAGGCGGCATCGTTGCGCCGGGTTGCGGCGGTTGTTGCATTTTTTCCTCGACGCCCTGCCCTACCCCTTGCCGTGATTCGTCGAACTGCGCCTTGCGCGCCTGGTGGTGCGGCAGCGGGCTTTCCGTGGCTTCGCGCATCCTGGCGGCGGTGTCCGGGTCGATGAGGCCATGGGCGTCGGTTTCGATGCGGCCGTTTTGAATCCAGCGGTGGACGGTGGAACGGTTGACGCCGGAGAGGCGGGCGAATTCGGCCTGGGTGACGCGGGTCATGGGGCGGGCTCCATAT